CCTGGCTTTCCGCGCATGTCACGTTGACCCCAAGACCCGTTATTCCAAAGCGCATTATCAGACGCTGCAATTGCTTGTTTTATCCACTCGTTCATGCCGGCACGTGGCGCTAATGATGCACCGTCCGCGTTGCCTATGTAATCGCGTGCGTTAGGCACGCCTGCTTTAGCTTTGGCTATTGCCACGACCAAATGCCAGGTCTTTAGGGTTCACATATCGGATGAGAACTGGCACAAGCGCGGCGAGCGCTGCTTTGCCTAGATCGGCTGGGTCTGTGTTGCCTGTTGAGTAAACCGCGATGACCGCTGCGATGACCGAGCGACCGTATGAGGCGAGTAGGGCTTTGTCTTTAGGCTTCAACATCTTTGGCTCCTTCTTTCGCTTTTGACTTTAGTCCGTTTGAGGCCACTAAACCTGACAACGTGCCGGTCATAAAGACGGTCAAGGTTGATAGCAGGTCTATAAATGCGGAGTCGTTTGGGCTTTGATGACCGATCGGTTGGGTTACAAACATGAGCGCATAGACAAATCCAAGCACGGTGATAGCAAACACGCTGGCAAGGATGATGCCGACAACAACGATTAGTCGAGCGTGTAGCTCCTCGGGCTTAAGGCGTGGTCTCATAAATCAAATCCCGTGTGCATGTGCCAGATGGGTTGCAGATCGGTGGTTCGCATTTAGGTTTCTGCCAGTTGGCTGGGTCTTGGCATGGGTAGCGATATGAGCCGTCATAACCACATCCAGCGCAACCCCACAAAACGACTGCGATAAGCGCAACGTAGCCGATGAGGTAACGCCATCTCATTACGACAGGAGCGCGGTTACTTCGTCAGCGGTAAGTCCAAGTTTTGCAAGTGTTTCGGTTCGAAGTTTTGCGCGTTCTGCGTCGGCTTTTGCTTGCGCTTTGGCTTCGGCTTGCATGGCTTTATATGCGGCTAGTTCGTCTGCGTTCATGTCGCGGTCGATCACGGTGTCACCGTCAATAATGCGTATTTGTGGTGTTGTCATGTCATGCCCTAACTAAGTACGTATCCGTAAATGTTGCAAGTGCCTGTCAAGTTGCCTGAAAGTGCACCAATTTTTATACTGGTATAGGACGCTGTGGTATCTAAAAAGCCTGACATCATTGCGCTTCCGTCGCCAGTATTAGTTCCAATAAACGACCATTGTGCTGCTGTCTGCACCGACAAAAACGGGTTTTGTATTTCAATGGTTGCACCGAAATAGTTTGTGCCTGCCGAATACCCCAACCTGTTGAATTGTGCTGCGTTTGACCCTGTTTCTCCTCTAAATGTTCCAGCAGAATATAAGACTGTTGCGCCGCAGGAATAATAAGCCGAAGTTGCTGAACCAATTTGAAAATAGGTGTGGTTACTAGACAACAAATTAGTCAGCACCACTTTGTAAGCGTCATAAGTAGCAGAAAATACGCTGCTGAATGTTGTGCTTGTACCTGACAATGTACCACCACCAACACGCACGATGCCGGGTGCTACACCCACCGACTGCCATGCTGCGCCGTCGTAATACTGGGTCGTGTTGGTTGCTTCAATGTAAGCAAACTGGCCTTCGGCAAGCACCTTTTCACCTGCACCACCAAACGCCGCGTCACGTGTAACCGTCGTTGCAAAGACTGGTATGCCTGTGTTGATCTGCGTCATCTCCGCAGCTGTAAGAATCTGTCCAGCGGTAAAGGCTGGAACCTCAATTTGTGCGTTTGCTCCCATAAGTGCTCCTTATCCTAAAACATTCTCTGCGTCGAGTGTGCCATACACCGCGTTATCCAAGATCAACTCATAAACAATCGTGGTCGGCGCGGTTGAGTACATGACCCTGTGGCCTGTGCTGAAGTCCAAATAATGCTCAATGCCTTCAACTGACAGCTCTTGAGCCAACTGGGTTGTGCCGGCACCGCTTGGGAAGGTCTTTTCTACGGTAATCGTGTCGCCTATTTCAAGGGTTGCCAAAGTGTCTTTTTGGGCGGTGGTCAGCATCAAGAATGCCGTTTCTACAGACGTATATCTAGCCTCGGGTTCAGGGTTAAGCAAGTAAGACGCGGCGGTGTCAATTTCTCCCTGCACGTGTAGCAGGCTGTTTGTAATGCTGTTTGTCTGGATAAAGTACGTAGCAATTGAGCCTGCATCGGTGGCTGTTGCCGTCTTACCGTCTAAACCTGTTACGACCGCTCTATTGACCACGGAATCCGCTTCAAATGAGATGCCCACGCCGTTGTACTTGTAATTGGTGCCGTCATCGTGGAAATCGGCCACAGATGCAGACAGCGTGTTTCCAATGCGGTCTTGGAATGTGAGCACGCCATCACGGGACATAAACAGGCGACCAAACTCGGCGGTGTCGTTGATCTGCGCAATGTATTGCAGCACGTTAGTTCCTGCCGGCACGGTGTAAGAAGCGTCATGGCCGAGGTTGACGGTGCCAGTTGCAATGTTTCGCGCAAGCAACGGGAAGTCAACTTCTGGCAAATCAAGCACCGTTTCAATGCGCGCACCTGATAGTTGTGCTGATGGGTTGAACTCATCCAAATAGGTTTGTGACAGCAAATAGAACTGGTCAGCGCAATAGACCGTCACGGTGTCAAGACCGCCAAGCGCAAAGTTGTAGTCGTAGTTGACGACATAGCCCGAGTACAGCAACTCGGCAACATTGGTAGAGCTGTATCGAATCAACTTCACCTGACGCATTGGGGCAAGACCAGGCTTTGCTTCGGCGGTGTCGTAATACGGGCTGTTTTCGTCAAACGGGTTAAAGATTCCGTCAACGTCTTGAATGGTGAATGTCATCGTGCCAGCGCTAAACGTGTCGCCAATGTCGCGTCTGCCGCGCTTTGCCGTGATGCTGGTAGTCGAGTCCATGACGCTGGCGAACTCGGTTGTACCGTCCAGCACGTACTGCGTGTTATCTAAAAGACCTTTGGTTGCTGAGTCAAGTGTGAACCCGTCCTGAATAAAGCCTGTGGCGATCTGCAGGTCATAGTTCCCTGAGTCAACGACTGCTGTGCCCGGCATTAGGCAATGTTCAGAGCCAACGGCCCTGCACTCCGTGAATAGGCGCGCAACGCGTTAACAACGGCTTGACCAATTTCGGCGCTAGTCGAGAGCCCGCCTGTGACATTGACGGTCACTCCCCCGCCAGTATTTATGCGATCTAACGGCACCACGGCTTCTGGGCCTGCCTCACCGATCAGGGCAAGAGTGGGGGAATTAACAATTCCACCCTCGGCCATGCGTGGAATGTTTGGCATAGATGGTGCAGGTTTTGGGGCGCTAGGAAGCAATTTTGCTAGGTCAGGCAATCCACCAATAATGTTTGCCACGTTGCCAATTACCGGCATTGCAAGTCCACCAAGGATTTTGGCTGCAAGACCACCGATGCTGTTAATGGCGCTCATTGCATCTACGAGTTTGTTGAATGCTATTGCTAAACCAATAACGGCTGCGGTTGCCAAAATAAATGGGTTAGTTGCCAAAGCAATGTTTAAAGCAACTATTGCGGCTGCTATTCCGCCAATGGTTAGTGCGATGCGAGTGAACACTTCTGGGTTGTTTTGTGCCCAGTCGGCGAACTTTTGCATGTATGGCAAGACCGCTTCCATGGCTGGCAAGAGCGCTGCACCAATTCCTTCTTTTGTTTCTGCAATAGAGTTTTTAAAGATCGCCATTTTGCCTGCAGCGGTTTCTGCGTTTTTTGCTACCGCGCCGCCAAAGGTTCCACCGAGCACGTTCATTACTTCGTCAAGGGTTGCGCCTTCTTTAATCATGGTTGCCATTTCTGGCGACAAGGTTCGAAGAGCTTTAAAATTGCCTTGATATGCCTTGGCTAATGCGTCAGCAACCGTGGTGCTGTCCATTTGAAGCGCTGTGCTGATGTCCATGACAAGGTTCATGTCCTTCATGGCAAGATCAACGTCTTTGGTGCCGCGCACAAGTGCTTCTAAAGACTTGCGATATTGGGTATCAGCAATGCCGGACGCTCGACTCATAGCCGTGATCTGATCTTCAATTTGCGCCGTCTGTTTAGCGCCAGCGCCAGTCACATTCTGCAGAGTTAATGCGAGTGAAGCCTGTTCTTGCTGATCTTCCATGGCAGCTTGTGTAGCGCTACCAAGTGCGGCAGCAAGACCTGCAAGCGCAGCAGCTGCAGGGACGGCAGCCTTCTTGATTGCGAACTGGGCTTTCTCACCTGTGGTCTCAAGTTGCTTAAATTGCTTGATGGCCTTAGATACGCCCTTGCCGTCAAACTCGCTGATGATCGGGATATTGATTGCCATTACTGGGTTCCTCTGTTTGCTTCATCCATGACGCGCTTGACCAGTTGCTCCATCTCGGACATGACATCGTTTTGGCGTTGCTCGTATGCTTTCCACATTACTCGCGAACGACTGCCATAGCGTGCAGTTAGCGCGCGCCCTAAAGACCCAGACATGGACGTGTCAAACATTGTGCCAGTTGCGCCTTTCCATTGAATGGCAAACGTGCCCACATTGGTCGTGTTCCCGTTGTATTCCTTTATCGCTCGAGTATTGATCTTGGCAGCGATCTTTTGTTTCATGCCAGGTATCCACGGCAAGATCTGGAACCCAGACTTGGTTTGCCAGTTGCGCGCCATACCAGACAGCGGGACGCCAGTAGGCACAAGTTTGTTTGCATCGTCAATAACAGGCTGGACGATTTTCTTGTAGTCCTTGGTAATTTCTCGGCGCAAAGATTTGTCAATCTTGTTGAGGGTCTTTAAAGCATCCTTAAGACCGACGACCTCAATCCTTGCCGATACTTCCGCCACGTTATCTCCGTTTTTTGTTTGCCTCGTTAAGCACTTTAATGACCGTTGTTAAGTCCCGTGAGTCAAACGCAATGTCGCTAGGCCACCAACCGACCGCGACCAATATCTCTGCTAGTTGGCGGCGGTAGGTGCCGCGTCCGTAGGGTTTGGGTCTGTCTCGTCCAGTACCGGCAAGATGTCGATGTCAGGGTTTTTGCTTAGCCATTCGCGCCAGTTGTCGCCAACTTGTTCGCCTTTAATCTTTAAGATCGTGTGCATCCAGCAGGCGTAATCCGAGTACAACGGGTTTGCGGAGAGCTGTTGAATGTTGCGACGCTCAAGGCGTTCCCATTCAGTAACCACAAACAGGTTTGTGTAGTAGTACTCGGGTGCGCTGTCGGGCGTGCGCTTTAACTGCAACTTGATTTTCATTTGTTCTCCTATGTCGGCTTGGAGCCGTTATTTATGCGGTTGTGTCAACCGAGTACGTGCCCCCCTGGAGCTCGATCTCGTAAACACTAAGCTCACCCAAGGACGCGTTGATCACAGGCAGGCTAGAAAAATAAGTATCCGTCAAAATAAAGCCTGGATTAGTTGCCGAATCAGCAGCGCTACTTGGATTTACTTTGACGGTGCACTTAGTGCCAAGCAACGGTGCAAGAACCGCGTACGACTCTGACGCTGCATAACTGGCATAGACCGTCAATGTCAAACTATTCGAGAACAACCCTGCCGTCATGGTGCGGGATGTCTGGCCGAATGCGGTATCTTCAAGAGCTTCCGCGGTGACCGTCAACGTTGCTGCGCTGACCTGATCGGTGATGTCAACAATGGTGCCGATTGCGGTGCCAATTTTGACTGTTGGGTTCGAGAGGTAAGTTGATGCTGGCATGTTTGCTCCTTAAGTTCTGATCTGATAGTAGATGATTTGTATTCGGTAGTAGTGGATTATGCGGTCTGGGCTTGGATAGCGCAATCAAGGTCGTAGCACGGGTACAACGCGCCACCGATCTCAAGGCTTGACGGACGGCCAGCCATGACAATGATCGGCGAGTTAAGCACACTTGCAACAATGCTTAAAATCGAGCGGAGCACCGGCAGACCTGCAGGCCCAGAGCCAATGACCTTGATCGGAAACTCAAGGCGCACAATGTTGCCGTTGCCAGCAAACGTGGTGAAGTTTGGCGCGTCTAAATAAACCGAATTAGGAACGAGACGTGTTGGGTCATTTATTACACGGAGCCCAGACACAGCGGTCAGCGTCGCGGTGACATCATCAATCGCTTCGTTAAACAGGTCGGTGTACGACATCAGGCAACCGCTGGACGTGGAATGCCAAGCAGCTGCTTGACGATCGGGGTCAGGCTTTGCTGTGGTGCCGAGCCCATGCCGTCAAACGTGGCGTAGGTTGACTCTATCGATCCCCTAGAGCGCCACAGAGCGGCGCAATACATCAAAGTGCCTAATGTGGCGTCACCGCCTGGAGAGGTCGTTAGAGAGTCGATATAGCCCGATTCCTGCCTTCTGCGAAATGCGAACTGGTTGCCAGCCGACACCGATTGCGTGAGCAATGTGTAATCGTCTGACGGGTTTGCAATTGTGATGCCAAGGTAAGACATGACCTGCGCAGCAGTTACCCACGTGCACACAGGGTCATTGGCAACAGTTCCAGACGCTGCGACACGCTCAACATCGCTTGCGGTCTTTGCGTAAAGCACTTGATCGGCAATTGGCACCTGATAGTCGTAGAGCAGATCGCCTTGCGTATCAATGCCCAAAAACAAATACTGTGGCAATGCGCGCACCGAGTAAGTGCCGTTGAATGTTGCGTCAACTCCAGCGACCGTGATTGAACTGCCGACTGCAATCTCCGATGGGGTTAGGAGTTGCAGTACGGCAAAGTTGTCAATCAGGTACTTGTTGGTAACTGTGTATGTAGCCACGAGCGGATGCTCCGCTCTCGACTAAGCCTGGGTGATCTTGCGGATCATGCCACCGATTGCAGCAAAGGTGCTGACGTATCCGTGGAATGACATGTTGCGACCCAAGACTGACGGCTGTTCAACGCTCATGAGGCCACGGATGGATTCGTAGAACTCGTAAGCATCGCCTGCGCCTTGACCAACACGAGTAATGATCATGGTCTTGGCAGCGAAGTTGCTGTCAACTACCAACTGCAAGCCGAGTGGGTTGCCGTTCCATGATGTTGCTGTTGCGTTGCCAAGTGCGTTCTGACCGGTAAGACCAGCGCCGATGAATGGGAATACTGGACGGCCAGTTGTATCGGCGAGCTGTCCAAGTTGACCCCATACGTCTGGGCTTACGAACATGTGAGTTGGTGTCCAGTTGCGGTTTGTTGAAATGTCAACTGCGGAGTCATAAACAGACTTGAGCAAGTCGGCTACGGTGCCGTCCCAAACGCCTGACGAAGTTGCTGCGGTGAGCAAGTTGTCTGCAGCCAAGTTGTCAGAAGCGATCATGTATTCGCCCATAAGGTCATTCAAGATCAACTGCATTGCTGCAGGTGAAGTAAAGTCAATGTCCTGAACTGAAAGCGTTACTTGACCAGCAAGTGTGGTCTTGCTGATTGAGTTGGATGCAATCACCATGGTTGTTGCTGATGCTGAACCAAGTTCTGATTGTGATGCAACGCTCGTGTGCGTGGTAATTGTTGGACGGATAAAGGTCTTTGATTGTCCGTTGTCTGGGTAAGCGCGAGCGCCTACAGCATCGACTACTGGACGCAAGAAGTTCAGGTCTTGAACCAATGGCCCAAGTACTGGAACTGGCAACAGACCAGGTGTGTCAGTTGTGAGCACGTCGCCTGCAGCTGCCTGCAATGCGGTGCGCTTTGATGCTGTGTATTCAGCGACTGCAGCGTTTATGTTCTTAAACGTGTCGCCACCGATGTGGTAAGCGGCCATGTATTCGCCTGCGCTTGGCAAAACGAATTCTTTTTTAGCTTGTGCAAAAATTGGGGCGGTTGGGATTGTTGCCTCAACTGCTGGTGCGGTTACTTCTGACATGGGTTCTATCTCCTGTTCTGGGACTACTTCTTCATTTAACACTACTTCTTCTGGCTCTTGGTGGATACTCGCAGCGACGGTTGCGATGTTGGCCATGTCACCAAACGCGCCGATTGGAACGAGCGACAACTCTGTCCAATCCGCTGCTTCGATAATCATGGTTCCTGCTTCGTCGTATGAGAACTTGACGGGATTTACGCCAACCGAGACTTGGTCAATAGTGCCGTCCTGCGCCATAACCAAAGCATCGTTACCGAGGCTGGTCGCGCTGATCTTGGCGCTAAACATCATTCCCTGCTCGGTATCTACGCGCTCGGTCACAACGCCAACCGGCATGCTTGCGTCGTGGTACATAAACAGGCGTGGGGCTTTGCCCTCGACTGGCAATGAGCCTGGACGGAAGATCACAGCTGTGCCGTCCGAAACTGTTGCCGGCACGTTGTATGGAACGGCGGTTCCGCTGATGGTGCGTCGTGGTGCGTCGCCTTTAGCGGCGTCTAGCGTGAACTCTCCTGCAATTAGTTTGATCATCGTGCTAACTCCTCTTGTGTGTTTTCTCTAACAATTACTTCATCGTCTGCGCGGTCGGCCATAAAGTTTTCTTCTAGGTATTCATCGGCGTCAAACTCAACGTATGTTCCGCGCGGTAGCACATTGTCCATTGACAAAGCACCAGCAATTGCGTCGGCATACAATTTCACGCCAAACAAATAAAGATCGGCACGTGCTTGCTGTGACGACTGGTATGAGTAAGCGCCAGTAGCAACGCCCACCAAATACGGTGGCACGTTTGCAAGGCGCGACATTTCAAGCGCCTGATATTGCGACGCCTCAATCAAAAGCATCTTGTCAGGTGTGCTGTTTGTTTCCGTGTATGTCAAATACTCGTTAAGCGCTGCAGTCTGGTTAGTTGCTCGAGCGGCGTTAAACGCGCTAGCCAAATCAGCAAGTTCTTGCGCGCTAAGTGGTTCGCCACCAGTTTGCTTAAGTACGCCGGCAGGAATGCTTGACGATGCGTTGCGGTTGCGCGCTGCTTCAAGTTTAAGCGCGGTTTCAATTGCACCAGGTGCCGAGTAGATCAGGCCTTGTGCTGGAGACAAGAATTGCACAAGGTTTGCTGGGTCAATTTCTCCGCCTTGGAAATACACTTGCGACGATGGAGCAAACCACACAGGGCCAGCCATGTCAGTAGTAGTGATTGAGCCTGCTGGCAGTCGAGTAAATGTGGCCGGGTATCCGTCGGCGGTGCGTGAAGTGATGTACCAAAACGCGCGCCCAAACATCATGAGGTCATCAAGAGTCCAGCTCATAAGGAACTGGAACGAAACTGTTGGGTCTGGTCGGCGCAACCATGAACGTGGAGCGATGTAAATCTTCTCCATTTCTTCGCCGTTCCAAAACTCGTTGTATGAGCGAAGATTCATTGAGCCAATTACCGACGCCATAAGATCGCGCGCACGGTTGATCGTTGGAACGCTGATCGCCGCGTTACGCGCTTCGCCTTCGCGGTAGGTGTAGTACTGACCGATCATGTTCACGCCCACATTGGACGACGAATAGCCAGGAGCAAAACCGCCTGCAGCTGCAGCCTTGCTTGGCGCTGGGCTTATTGCTGCTTTTTTGGTTTTGTTAAAAATCGCCATAATCCTACTTTGTCATATAAGTGGCAACCGCGCATGACTTATCCGATTCCGACAAAAGGCAAGGTGCGCGGTCGCCGCGATCATCTTAGTTATTTACCGCGACAAGCATGGGCTTTCCGCTGTTGACTGGACGGGCACACATGCCAATTCCCCAGACCATCGTGCGCGCTAACTCAATCGGGCCAGGTGATCGCTTGCTTGATAGCACGATCGTGTTGTCGGTGCGAACAGCAACAGCGCGCTGGACGTGTTCGGCAAGAAGTTTTTCTCCTGTGTGCAGTAAGCGTGCTTCGGCGATCATGTTTTTGGCAAGCGGTGTAAACCGTCCTAGTTCGGCGTAACCGACCACGACCCTGCGGCGCTCGATGTTTGGTGGGCATGTGGCGTCCACGGTTGGCGACAGGGCAAACCTGATCGTGGGGTCTTTGGCGAGTTCTTGCACGTTTTCCCACAGCTCTGTGATTGACTCGGCGATAAATGCCACGGTGACGAGCACTCGACCGTCTGACAGGTTGACGCATCTGGTCGCGCTGTATCGGGAGTCGTCCAGCGAAGACTCAATCGCCACGACGCCACCGCTAGGGATGTCCCCTGTGTATTCCAAGGACGGCCAGCGCCCTGGCTCAATCCATCCGCGCACAACGCTGACCCAAAGGTTTAGGGATGCGCGCAGAAACGACGCCCGATCGGGGTTGGTTGATTCTTGCCTAATCGTGTCCATGTCCAACGTGTGACCGAGCGCAGGATTACCCCACGCCCATGACGCAGGATGCAGCGGGTCAAGGCTTGGGTCAGGTGACCATTCAGCCATGTACATCGTTGACGGCTCGCCTTTGTCAATGGCTCGGATGCCTGCTTCACGCCAGCGCTGAAACAACACAGATTCTTCTGTTCCAGCCGTGCTGAAGAAGCAAGCCAAAGGGTTTTTTCTAGCGCGCTGTGCCGGCAACAGACCGCCTTCAACCGAGTCAGGGTTGACGTCAAACAATTCGTCCACGATTACTAGATCAATGCTCATACCGTGACCTTGGTTTGGCTTCAATGCTTTGACCCACCATTTGCTGCCGTCTGGCATGGTGGCCTGATAACGGCCGTACGACTTGACGATCTTTGCGCCGTAGTACTCCTCAAGGATCGGGGCGAGATCATCAAAGAGCAAACACGCAAGGTCTAGTCGATGAGCACCAGATACCACGGTCTGTTTACCGCCACGTATCTTTGGCATCTCCACAAGCCAAAACAGAATCAGCGCTTGGATGATTGTGGTCTTACCGTTCTGACGCGCAACCGAGACAAGGCTCGAGCGATGCACAAACTTGTTATCGGCGTCAACCGCAAGCATCCCTTCAAGAGCATGTAGTTGCCAAGGCATCAGGTCTATGTGCAGCACCTTCTTTGCCATGTCCCCCACAAGACCAGCTAGTGACCCGGCATGATCGGGCACCATCGTTTCCAGTCTCGGCCGATCATGGCCAGTTACCGCTGGTTCAGGCTGGTTCGGGCCTTTTGCGACAAATTGTTGGATGGGG